TTATAAATTTTATTTGTAAATCAGGTGTTTCATTTTGAATATATATTTGCTGATCCTCTGTTATGTTGCCTTCATGAAAAATTAAATTATGAATTGATTTATCGTGTAAATTATTAGCTATATGTTTATTTCTTTTTATCAACATAGAGTACTGAGTGATATCAGAATAGCCTCTAGTTAAAACAGCAATACACGATTTCATCATATTACATAAACTGAAAATAAAAACGAAATAAAACTGCATTTTCAAAAATACTTAATTAGGTATATTTTGGAGATTATATATTATTAACCCTTTCGTCTCTTAAGTAACCAAATATGGTTATTTAGCCACTCAAAAATTCTTTTTCAGGCATGAAAGAGATAACTAAACAGAATTATCCAGCATTCTGTATTCTAATTCTATTCGTCGTTCTTCGTCGCTTCGCGAGTCTGGCTGCTCACCAAACATTTCAAAAACAAAAACAAAATTATTGCAGAAATATAGTAATAGACAAGGATGAACCAAAAAGCCGCCTTGGAAAAGGCATATATGTCACTATATCCCGGCTCTGGTTGTGTATCCAGTTTCAAATATAAAAGCAAGTTTTTACAAATTAACACAATAAAATATAAGGTACTTTCATATTCCTGACCCCAATGCTGTTTATTTTCCGTTTCTGGAAACGTTTGATAACAGATTGGTTGATGATAAGTAAATCCTATTCTTGTATATTGATCCCAGTCCCAAATAATTGTATGGTCATCTAATAAAATATGGATTCGGTAAGATTTACTGAATATGCATGCATGGGTTGCCGCGAAAAAAGGAGTGCAATAATGATTCATTGACCATGACCATGGAATGCTTAAAAATGGCAAACACCCCAATGTATAAAGAAAGGGCTTATCCTTCCTTGCACAAATGAATGCGGTGATGTCACGGCATACTATTGGATCATTGATTATATCGTTGAAAAAGTAGTCATCTTCAAGAATAAGAATATTCCCATATTTATGTTGATCTGCATGTTTAAAAATTTGTAGATTGGAATCTACCAAATCTCTCGGTGGATTGTTTACATAGGGAGGTTTTAACCCAGTTTTATAACCCTTATTGAATACAATATATACGGTTTTACTGGGCTGGTGCTTACAAAGTTGAGTTTGGATGTGATCATATCGTCCATTTCCTTCTAAATGAATAATATAAGTCGCATCTATTCCATCTTCCAACAATCCGCGACCATACGCATGTTTTTCAAATCGGTATCCAGATTCATTTATATTTATATTCATGTTGCACAATACTGATATATGTAATGGTATTCTTTTGTAAATAGGTTACGCATGATTATTGACTAAACCAGATCCTATATTATAGAATTTAATTGTTTGTCTATAATAATGATACGCGTAGATTTTATTTTTTCCTATTGGATCGTTGTGTGGTATATACTTTATGTATTGAGTGTGACCAAGTATAACCCTAAATTTGCTCTTATTATTGGGTTACTAGATAATTTAGCGATGCTCCTCGTTCTATGGTTTTTTTCTACAACAGAGAATATGATTTATTTTGTCATTGTGAATTTTTTAATCAAGTTTATTCCATATTATACCATACGGAATACGCGTATTTATACAAAGGATATTTATGCCTTTTTTGTGTTGTTTGGTATCTACATATTATGGATCGGCGCGAATATGTGGATATATGGTAATAAAATACAGGTAGCTTCTATTGAATCGCTTTTACAAAATAAAAACGAGACGCCTGGTATCGCCTTTTTGCATTGGCTTTCTCAAAAAATAAGAGGATAATAGTGAGGCGGTGGAGCCATATTCATCCGGCATCCTGCCTCCTGATTCTGTTCGTCACTCTCCGTTGCTTCGCAACTCCGGCTCCTCACTAAACTTTGAATGTGTTTAATTTTGTATTTTAGTGGGGATTCGGACTCGCGAAGCAACGAATATCATGTGATTTGTGGAAAAAAATGGCTAACTACCCACGTCACTTGTCGGTGTACACAACGTGGTGGGTAGATAGCCATTTTACTCATGATTTGTGGCTCCACCTTTCCCAAATTATTCGGTTCCACCTTTCCCAAAGGTGGATTTAGATATCCAAACTCACGGTATTCTTATCAGATCGTTGTCTGCGTTTGCTCTTCTTTGGCAAGATACCGTCTCCTTGCATATCCTTCAGGTCGGAAATGCTAATCGTACTGCTTTCGTTTAAATTAGAGGTTGACGTAGACTCTTGAATATTAATGGTTTTTGTCTTGAGTCCAGATAGAATATCGGAAATATCACTTGGTCCCCTCATCTCTGGACGCGTTGATTGTGGTGGCGCACGTCTAGAGCTTCTCTCTGCTTCTGCATATGTTTCGCGAATATTAATTCCATCATCTACAAAGCTGCTTTTTCCGAAACTGCTGTTATTATTTCCTGGGCGATCGCGCATAGGAGGCATGGCATTTGGTCCCTGTGTAGCCATTGGTGGTGGAGGCCCGCGCCCCATTTGGGGCTCGGGCTCGGAATTCATCATACCGTCCATGAATCCAGAAAACCCTGGGTTGCTCTTTCCCATAGAATTCACCGCAGCATTCTGGAACTGACGCATCAAATCCGGATTCTGTCTCATAATATCGTCCATACCAGGCATTGCCGATTTGAACATTGTATTCGTCATATGCACCATCATAGCGCTTCCACCTAATTGGAAAAGAAGCTTCAACTCGGGCGCCATAGACGCCTTGGACTTGTATTTCTCATACAACTCTGAAAAAATCTCATCGTAATCAGTAAGGTTCTCGCCAAGTTGCTCTCCCCATCCGTCTAGTTTGATATCAAATGGATCAAAACGATTGTTTAAAAACTCAATACCATTGATGCATGCCATCAACATATTTCCTTGGAATTTTACAGAATTTTGTTTCGCCTTTTCCTCCATAATTGTCTCATATTCGCCCTGCATCTCCAATAAAGAAGAATCCATGTTGTATTTTTTGGATAGCTCTACCCCTTTCTTCTCCAATGCTTCCAACTTTCTCAAATACTTGAATTTCTCTCGCAACATATCCTCCTTGGACATCTGTGGTTGATTTTGTACTGGTTTGGAATCTGGATTGATTGGAATATTATTAAATTTTCCATATCCGTCCCATGTTTTGGCATCCCCATTGTCTGTTTCGGCGGTTGATTGTCCGATGGAGGCTGAACCCGAATTCATTCCAGACGATTCATCAAATCGTACACTATGTCTGTCTGACTGGTTTCCGCTAAATAAATCAGACTTGGCTTGAAATGTATTAAACATGGATGTATCTTCAGAAAGGTTATTCAACTCATTCTCCAAATTTGTTAAATCCTCCAAATCAATATCACTAGATAACCTGCCAGACCCCTCTTTGATCTTGTCATTCATTAATAATTCAATTCCGCTTCCAAAATTAGAAGATTTTAATGAATTTCCGCCTAATTTAACTTCATGCGTCGTATCATCCAAACTAGAAATTTCAATAATTTCTGACATTATTATGTTACTTAGAACATATAATTCTAAGTAATACGAACCTTTAAATATATATTATCTCAAAGAGAATCAAAATTATATTTTCCAAGCCCACAAAACCATATTGCTTGTAAGAAGGCATCCGCCAAATCATCCTTCTTTTTATGACTAGCAAAATAGCTATACCATTCTGTGGAAGAATGTTTTTCTTTCAATATTTCTAAAGATTTTGATATGCCAAGTTTTTTGCGATCGGCGTATGACGTCTTCTCATGTGGTGTAGTGAATTCTTTAAGTTTATTAATAGCAGACACAAATTCTATATTCGGACAAGAATTTCTCATAATAAAGTATTGCGCAATCATACCTTGTATCGTCTTCATCCGATTTGCAATTGGACTAATTTGATTCTCAATAATCACGTGATCAATCGGTATCTGAGAAAAAATGTCGTCAAATTTATTTTTTATGTTTTTTCCAATAGTCACCAAATTCAGCTTTGAAGAATTCACATTTTGTATCGGATCAAAACATGTGGTATTTACATAATTGCACAACAATTCTACCAAATCGCATTTTTTGATAGGTTTTTCATATTTAATATTGTACTTGTCAACTAGTTCAAAGAGTTTTTGAATCTTTTGTTTATTGATATAAGAAAGTTTCAGCTCAGATGTTGGTATTTGATAAGTCTGTTTTTTTGCATGTTTCGCACAAAAACATTTCTGATCTTTGATAAATTTTGCTGGTTTATTGCATAGAATTCCTTTTTCAGATGCACTGCAAAAAAAAGATTCTGTTTCGGATACATTTACAATATCCCACTTGATTATGTTGCCATTTTCCAGTAAACAAAATGCCAAATTTTTTATACCAACATCTATGCTTAATACTTTCATATATAGTATGTCAACTTTATCTTTATTCTTTACTTATTAGTATTATTCCAATAATTGTCAACGCTACACCGAAGAGTTGTTTTATACTATAATTTTCTTTGAAAATAAACATGCTAACCGCAACAAGCGCAAATATTGATGCGCCTCGCAATATCAGAGAATTTAACATGGGAGTATTATAGTTCTTGTCCAAATCTAACAAGGCGATACTGGATACTATTGTAAACAATGATAAAATAAGTAAACATCCAAAATGGGATGCCGTAAGTTGTCTATATTTTTTACACCTTTTTTCATTTCAAACGCCGATTATTTATAGATATTTTTATAAATAATCACTTGTAAATTTTCATTACTTTTCTGGTTTTATTCTTTTCTACATATTTTTCTGGTCTTTCATAAGCACCCTTAAATATATTTTCATATTTTTCCTTTGGAATATCTTTTATTATTTTTTCTATATTTTCTTTTAGTTTTTCGTGTGTTAATCCATCTAACTTTTGTAATCTTGACTTTAACATACTGAAATAACATGTGTTCTGTCTTCTGTTAAATAATATTCAACCGCAGATAATTTATAATCTTCGCTTTTATGTGTA